CCAGAGTAGAATGCGATACCACCGTTTTCTTTCTGTGACTGTGCTAATAATGTCTCAGCATCAGTAAGAACTCTGTTCTGAACTGAAGGTAGACCAGTAGAATAGTTACCAGGTCCGAAACCAACATATTCAAATGTATGGTTACCAGATCTTAGAATACTTGGTCGTCTAAGTTCAGTTGCGGTTCCACCCGTTGCATTTACGGGTATCATTCTCAATGCTTGATCTATTTCAGATGCCTCACCATCTCTTGCTTCAAGTGTGATGTATCCTGCAACAGCAACATCACCTGTAGATGCGTTAGTATACTGGTTTCTATTTTCAATTATCCAGTCACCCATAGCTTCTTTAGTTATGGATAATGATAGATCCTCTACACCTGATCCGTTAGTAGTTTCAACTAAACCAACAGTGATGTTACTTGCAACAGATGTTGCTTCGTTAGGATCTTCCGTTGGGTTGTCCTTATCTAAGGTAGGATATAGATTGTTAATATTCTGTGCGAATGAGAAGTCACTTAAGTTACCATTTGTAGGTGATATACTACCTTTCAATACTGTCATGTAGTAGATACCATCTTGAACTGACTTCTTCAGTTCTTGTTCTGTCTGTATATCATAGATGTAGTAAACATCTCCATATGATTGTCCAGTAGGAACGTTTCTTGGTTGGATAACATAACCGTTGATAGGTTCTCTTGATAGTGATGTAGAGTTGTCTACAGTGTAACGAACTCTGTATGTTCTATCTCTTGATGATCTGTTATCTGCAATACGTTGTGTATAAGATGATCCTGTAAACAGTGAGTTAGCATAGAATGACTCATTACCAAGATGATAATGAATACCCTTGTATCCTGTAGTTCCGTTAACATTCTGATCACCAGATGTTGCTGCTGTTACTCTTAGATACCAGTTGCCATGGTATGTGTCATACTGTAGTGGATGATTAGGGTCGCCAGGTGTAAATCCTTGAACTGTTAAGTCAGTGTATTTGTCATCAGCAGGACTTGTGCTGCCATCAGGAGATATCAATGCAGAGTATGTGCTTTGTGATGATCCATCAATCAAAGATACATAAATCTTATCTTGTTTCCTAGCACCAATGGTGAAACCTTGTAGTTTGAATGGTGGTTTGGTTGCAACAGAAGTATATCCATATAGATATAATCTTGTGTTGACTGCACCAATGTATGCCCATGTAACCTCATTATCAACAGCGATACCAGATGTATGTGTAGGTCCTGATCCTGCTCCTGCAGTAGATCCTGTTCCACCCGCACCAGAGACAGCAGTTGCTAAGTAAGCATTACCACCGTTAGTTTTTGAATCACCAACTACAATACCAGACTGGTTAATTGCCCATGCACTGTTACCTTGTGATGCGTTGTCCTGTATTTTCTGAACGTCAAGTGCAACATAACCAACAGGAATCTCACTAATAGTTCCTTTATATGCAGTCTGTGATGCACCACTAACAGCAGAACTTATATTTCTATATCCTCTGCTAAGTGTTAGTTCACCACTTGAACCATTTACTGCAGTTACAAGATATGATTCTGGGTGATCGCTAGTTCCAAATCTTATATAATCACCAGCTACAATACCATGAGTATTGTTTGTAGCAGGGACTTCTTTAGTATCAAATGTAAGAGTAAATGTAGTTCCACCTACAGCAGCATATGTTCTTGCTAACTTTTGTGGTGGTATGATATGAGTGATCGTTCCAGCTTTATCCTGTGTGAATGGTGCTGCCTTGAATCCTTTTGCTCTTAGTGCACATGAACCAAAGTTACTATTAGAGTTGGTGATAGATTGATCACCACCAGACTCAGCAACGAAGTGATCAGCAAATCCAACAGCAAACACTGACACCGCTTGAATAACACTGTCATTGGATCCTTTTACGTGATGGTTTCTGTATGATGCTTTGTATATACTATCTCCATCTGTGTGTGATCCTGCAATATATGCTGAACCATCCCACTTGATGAATGCATTATCATCTTTTTGTAGTGATACACCAGTGAACTGAGCAACAACCATGGATTTGAATCCACTTGCCTTACTACCGTCAGCGTGCATACCTTGCATACCCCATGTTGAACGTAGGGATATGTTAAAGATATATGGTGATGAACTATCAACGTTATCAACTTCTACTTTCACCGTTGATCCACTAGCAGTTGGGTTACCAGATGGTGCACCTGTGCTAGGATTCTTGATAGTATATCTAAATGTTGTTGGTGTAGGTATCGCACTAATGAAGAACGATCCGTTAAATCTGGTAGCGTCGGTTCCAGTTACACCCTCAAGTAATACGGGAGTTCCTACTGAGAACCCGTGAGCATCAGATGTTGTAACCTCTGCAGTTGTTGTGAATACGTTTGTGCTAACAAAGTCAGTAACAATACTACTGATTGTTTTAGGACCTGCTGTGTTAGGACCTACGATTCTGTTCTCTTCTACACGTGCCTGTAGTTCGTCAGCAGATATAACACTTGTGCTATCAGGAATATCTTGCCATGCTTTTGCTACTTTCTGATAGTATAGTTGTAAGTCAGTAACTGACAATGCATTACCATCAGTTCCGTTTACTGTGGTCTGAACATTCTTACCATCAGCATACTCAAAACATGTAAGTTTGTGGTGTGAATATGTTGGTGGTGAAGATGCACTTGGTTGTGCAGGGTCTTTATACACACCCTGTGATATACCATCAAAGAATGAGAACTGCCAGAAGTAACAACCACCTGTTACACGGAAGATTGCACTAGGATTTATTGATCCAGATGTAGGATCGGGAACATATAGAGGACGTAATTTAGTCTTACGTAAGTCCATACCTACGATAGATGTTCCTCTTGGAACTATTACACCACCCTCTATTGAGTTAAATTTATATAAAATATTGTTTGGATTTATATTACCACTATCATCTACCAGTGTGACGTCGCTAGAAGCACTTAATTCTGCAATGTCATTTGGTATGAATGCTTGACCAGATGTATTTGAGCCAGGTCTGTTGTCAATAACATAGTCGCCAGGATATAATACAATACTAAATGACTCGAATGTATCGTTAAACTGTCCACTCTTGTATGAGAATCTAGCTGCCTCAATTAGTGCCCTTTGTATGCTTTTAAAAGGACGGTTTGGTGAGTTACCTCTATTGTCAAAACTGTCTGATGCATCAAAATCATCTGAGTTGACATATAGGCAACGTCCAGTTTTTGATGTAAAGACGTTCTTTAGTCTTGTAAGTGCCATCTTTTATATGTGTTATGAGAGTGATTCAGCAGTTTCTTCAAATCCAATTAGGGAGAATGAAACAGCAGCGGAAGAACTAACAAAAATAGTTTGATAAGATCCTAAGACCAAACCAGTCAACTCAAAAGTAGAAGCGTCAGAGACTGACTTACCTCTTGTAATATACTGATAGTCAGCACATTGTGATACAGCAGATACTAATACCTCAGTGCCCGCAGCATCAATAAACTCTGTAGCTGGTGTTGTGTTTCCTGCTGCAGCGAATCTAGTTACTGTAGTTCCAACTGGTCTCCAGATTCTGCCATTAGATCTGTTGAGATTGTTGTTACTTTGCTCACGAACTTCACTAGCGTTGTTCGCATATAGGTGAACATAATCTAAATTGTTTCTGAACTCACGATTCTGTAAAAATATTGTTCCAGTAAGTGAATCATAAAACCTAACGATACCTGAGTGACCGTTAGTTCCACCAGTTCCTGCATATGAAGAACCCGCAGAACATGTTGCACCAGATGTTCCACCAGTAAAGTTGGTGTCACCAGATACCTCTAACCCTAGTGGGTGAGACATGTTTCTTAACCACAATTTTTTATTAACTGTGTCTGAATAATGAATTACTGCAGTTTGTGCGTTAGGAGTTCTGTTTGAGTTATTCCAACTCAAAGTCTCTCCTACTTGGAATGTTCCAGACTCGTTTCCATACTCTAAAACAACTGATGTTGTATAGTTAGTTGGCGTTCCTGATGGAAAGGCAAATGCACCATAGTTTGCAGGAGAACCAGGTTGTGATCCTAGTGCATCAAGTTGTATAACGTCTGTCTGTTCTACTATTCCAACATCTATAGTGGCAGCACCACCTGTATTATTTGCAACAATTAATTTTGCACTAGTCAATGTAGCAGTAGGGCACGTATACATTGCCCACCCATTAGTCGCTACTGCGTTAGCGTTTGCAGCAACCGTTTGGTTAGTATATTTTGATACTGTTGGAGTAAAGGTTGCTAGAACTCCATTTTGTTTTACCGCCATGATTGATTAATTAGCTAAAAAGTAAACTCTGCCTCGTGAAAGACCTCCACCTCCGCTTATTGCGTCTAGTGTGGTGGTGGCGTTAGTTGTTGGATCAGTAAGAACCAACTGTCTAGCAGATATTTTACCACCTGTGTTGTTTGTAGGATTGGTTGTGACAATTTCTATGTCACCATCAATTTTAGTGTTTCCAGAAACATCCAACTTTACAGATGGTGTTTTACCAATACCAAAGTTACCAGAAGCGTCTAGGACTGCTTCATCAGTTCCAACGTAATTGGTGAAATGTAATCCAATAGCAGCAACACCCTTTTGAAGGATGAGTTTTCCTGCGGATCCATTTCCTGCAATAATAGTAGAACCTGTAGAATATATAGATCCCTCAACCTCTAGGTTATATGTGGTTGCGGGTCTACCAATACCTAGTTTAGTAGGATCAAGTTGGGAACCGAACTGGAAGTCAGTTCCTGTAGCAGCGGTAATATTACCGCCATTTACGATATTGCCCCCGAAGACTGCATTACCAGTGCTAGAATCCAGAGTAAACTTATCAGTAGCGATAGTGATGTCGCCACTGCCAGTGATAGATGTGACAGCATCTATTGCACCTCCAATTGAAATTCCTGTATTTGTTGTGACTAATTTTTGAGATCCACCATAACCAATACCAACAGCACCAGTATTAGCAATTGTTATGGTATCCCACTGTAAGGATCCACCACTAACTTGTCTTATTTTAAATGGTAGTCCATCTGTGGTGCTTGTATTTCCTCTTAGAAGAAACTCACCTTCACCGTTATCATACTGACTAAGTTTAATTCCTGTAGGAGCATCTACTTTGTAAGTGTCATTTACTACGACAACACCATAAACGTTCTGATCATCAGTAGCAACTGTAAGGACATTGTTTCCTGTGCCATTATCATTTAAAGTTAAACTGTTTGCTGTTGCATCAGTAGCAGTAAAACCTTGGTTAAAAATAACTGAGTTAGAGAATGTTGTTGATGAAGCAAATGTCGCTGCAGCATTAACAGTCAAACTGTCTGATGCTTCATTACCAATGGTAGCGTTGCCTGTGGAAGCAAAACTTTCTATTGCAAGAGTTCCAGTAAATATAGGAGATACTAGAGTCTTGTTCTCAAGAGTCTGTGTTGCTTTCAGTGTTGTAAGTTCATCAGTTGTGTTAGTCAATCCCTGATTAGATGGGAATGAATACACGTTTGTCAAACCAGCTACTAGGTTTGCTGAACTAAACTTTGCTACTTTTGTCTCATCAATCGAGTTAGGAACTATAAAGTTAAGATCATTGATTGCTAAAACAGAACCTAGACGTATCTTACCTGTTCCCTGTGCAGAAATGGTAAAGTCTAGGTTAGTATCAGCATCATCTTTTGCTTGTATATTAAGGGTCGTTCCTACTTTCTGTAAGTTAAGTCTAGCATTTCCCATCGCAAGACCAACCTGTCCCTGAGTCTCGGAGAAAACACCAGTAGCGGTCTTGCCCTCAAAGCGAACGCCAGGTGCTGTAAATGTTCCAGAAGGGACTGCAGTAAAAATGCTTCCTACTGCTGATCTTTTATTTTGATCGGTTGGGTCTGAGTTATCTAATAACAGCAGCGTATCGGAACTTGATACTTGTCCTGCTCCTAATAATGTAAGGTCAGATATCTTACGAGTTGCCACTACATGCTTACAGTAATACTATCAAGTCTATTTATACTTTCTTTTTGAATGTAAAGAATCCCTCTGCCCCTTCCCAGTAACCTTTGTCCCATGTGTGGTATTCATTACGATATAATCTTGCTTGACTCTCTAATGATTTACCTTTATATGTGCATTCTGGTTCGGATGTGCCTTCCCAATAGTGACCACCCTCTACAAATGAGAACACCATATCACATGCAGGATTCTTTATTATTATAATAGGACAATTTGCACCTAGAACGTGTGGTTCTGTTACCTCCACAGTCTGTTCTCTGTATGGTTCTTTTGAGTAGCTATATCTAGACGTAGTGTGGAATCTAGAATCACCTATCTTTTCATGTTTAACTATTATATGTGCCCATTTCGTAGGATTTGATGCTGCCTGTGACCAGTTATCAAACTCACCCTCGAACCATTCACAAAAACTTTTTTTCATCTTTCAAAGTAACTGATGTTTAAAACAAGACGACGATCTACATCTGTGGCAGGAACCCCTCTATGTTCCATATTAGTATCAAATATTAGTGCAGTGTTTGTTCTGCTATAAAACTTCTCGCCTGTCTTGAATTCTGTATAACCGTTGTTATCATTTAAGTATAGCACACATGTCTTACTTGGTGTGGATATTTGCCAATCCGTATGCCATTCTTGCTCTGGTGCATTCCTAGGAGTAGCATTTAATTTTACTCTTAATATAGCAATGACCCCTAACTGCTCAGTTGCAGTCATGAGACATCTATTCATAGTAGGATTCATCGCACTGGAGAACTGATGATCAAAATATAATAAGTTTACATATTGCTCTGGTTCTCCAATGGATTGTGTCCAATACCATGGAAAGTTAGGACTATTGAATTGAGCTAGCAATTCAGTAAATGTATAATATTTAAGAAAGTCCTTGACTACCTTAATCTTGCTCATCTAATTCTTTTAAATCATTATGTAACTGTTCTGTAGCAGCAATTTGTGGGTTAATGTATTTGCCAGGTGGGTTTGCCATGAAAGGACTGTCTGGATGTGGAACCTTAGTTTGCTTGCTCTTGTATGCTGCAGCGTTTATCTTCTTCTTCTTTCCTTTGTTTGCTTTTGCTTTCTTGATTGTTTCAATTGCATTACCAACCGTCACGATATCTCCTGCCATTTCGTCAGGGATCTCGATACCGAAGCATTCTTCTAAGAACATGACAAGTTCTACCATGTCAAGACTATCTGCTTCAAGGTCAATAAATTTTGTGTCCCATTCTATCTTGTCCATCTCCACTTTATCTCCTAAAGTTTCTTTGATAGCAAGTTGTGCTATTTTCAGCATCATGGGTTTAGTGATCTTCTTGGAGTCTCTTAAGATCTCTTTGATTTCACTGTAAGTTTTGTTGTAAGACATTAGACGTAGGTTACCTCTTCACTTGTTAACATGTCACGAACGACTTCAAGGACTCTCATGAATTGTTCTGCATCGCAGTCAATTCTTTTAGTGTCCCCAGTATCACTTACTATTGTAAATGATCTCGATGTAATGTCAACTATGACCTTTTCGAGTTTCTCTTCTTCGTCGTAGAACATGGTTATGCAATAGATATGAGAATATTATAGCACGCCATTGGCACTATGTAAAGTAGGTAGAATTACCTGCTCTGCTTGCTCTTCTAATTGTGTCCTCGATCTTGCCTATGAGATCAAGTCCTGCCTGTCTGTTTTCTTGCATGTGCTTCATCGCATGCTCTGTCTTATCTTCCCTTACCATTTCTTCGACGAAATCGTCTAAATGCTTTGCAAGAATGCTTTTCAAAAATTTAGCTTCCTGCATAGTTACTGACATATGGTGTTGTGTCATGTGTTTTTGTAAATGCTGCTATCAATTCAAGTATATGTTTGTGGCATCTATATCTACGTTGCCATTTACATTGATTCTATAAGCATTACTATCAGGTGATGAGATCATTCCAGTGAATGCACCTCCATCAATACATGATATATCAGCACCATCTACTTGTGTCTTAACTTTACCGCCCACCTGAGACAGTAAGTTACCACCAACCTGTTCGTATCGGCATCCAGATGCCTTTGTGCGAAGGTCTCCATCACTATTGATAGAGAATGTAGATGTTTCTTTTAATATCTTAACTTCATAATTACCTTTTACGTTCTCTTTTACGGAACCGCCTTCACTCAAATCATTTTCCAAGAACGTTGTCTTGTTTGTGTAGGCATTGGATTCTAATTTCATTTCGTTCTTAGCTTGTATTGCTAAGTTCTCGTCTGACTGAATAGTGCATACACCACCGACTTGCATCTGGTAGTTGCCATTTACTCTGTCAAATCTATCACCCTCAACTTCACTATGCATGTCACCTTCAACGTATATGTTGACATCACCAATTACATGCAGTGCCATTCTGTCATTGTCCACATCCTTGCCTATTTTTATAACAAGATTGTGGTCTGATAGAATATATGTATCATTATATGAAACTAGAGAGTTGTTATTCTTCTCATCTAAGTTAAGGAAATTACCATTTGCATTGAGCAAACGTATGTATTCACCATCCTTTGTATTGTTCATCTCGAACATATGTCCTGCAGATGTCGATTGAACAAAGTTTCTAGGATATCTTATTCTTACCTTTGATAAAAGGTTCGCTAAGTTAGTTCCACCTGTAAATAAATTAATTGCCATTAGTAACCTCCATAACCACCTTGCTGTTGGTTATTGTTTTGTTGCTGCTGCTGTTGATTGTTCTGCTGCTGTTGCTGTTGTTGATTGTTCTGTTGTTGAGTTTGTTGTGTTTGTTGCTGCTGTGTTCCTGTGTCAGGAGTTACAGGTGTAGATACTGGATCTGCAACGGTAGGAGTAGAAACTGTAGTTGTGTCACTATCAGTTGTAGTCTCCTCTAATTGACTGTCAATTAAGTTAAATCCTCTATCTGCCAATCCATCATCCTCTTCTTCCTTTGCAGATTTTATCATAGGATGACCCACACAGTCAACATATTGTGTCAATGGTAAAACATTATTTTCTCTGAGTTCTCTTGGACTTGTGTATTCATATACTACACTGACCTCTGCACCAGTTCCAGTTCCCTCTATATCATTAGCTTCAAATCCTAAATCTTCCACGACAGGTTTAACAAATCCCAATACAGATTCAGTCAAATCTAATTCTACCAGTCTACCTTGAGCATCTTTAGTTGCAGTTCCTATCTGTCTTTTCTTTGTGCCAGTTCCAATAGTGATAACTGGGTTGACATAGTTTCTACCAACGTTCCTTACACTTAACTTATCAACTTTAGGAATTATGTCACCACACTTAGCATAGATCGCTGTTGCTCCTTGTGGTATTACCAGTGTTGGGAACTTACCGTCAAAGTTTAATACAAACTCATGTCCAGATTTAGTTTTTAGATTCATACCCACTTCTAATTGTGGATTGAAAGATGGATCTATAGTTGCTAACAATATATGATCTGGATCATAGTCAGTATCCACAACTTGTAATATATCAGGGTTACCTAGAACTACATGTTCTACAAACTCTCCATCACTAAGATGCTCTTGTAGTCCTAATTTATTAACTAGAACTCCATACTGCTCATTAGGACAGTATGTGCTTGCAGGATCAAATCCATATCCTATGCCAGGATTGATTACCTCTATAGAATCTACCTTTCCATTGACTATGTTTGGTTTGAACTTAGCACCACTACCCTCTGGGTCGTTACATGTAAATTGTGCTTTGACTGATGCTTCAGCGTTGACATTAGTTCCTTTCTTATTCATCAACACACCAAGAATCTGTCCTATGTCATCTACTATAGGCAATGCTCTTACTGGACTTGTTGATTGTAGATTATCCCATACTAATTCTGGGAAGCATGGTTTCTTATTCAAGATAGAGTTAGAACAATTGACTGCCTCGCTAGAAACATTACCTTGAGAGTCATAGAAGTTAATACCCTCAAACTTCTCTAGAGGTCCTCGTGTATCAAATGCTTTCTCTGTCAAACCTGTTGCAATTCCCGCTGCACTGTTTAGATCAACTAATGCACCGCTTGTAGTGTCAAATATTTTCTTGACTCCATTACGATCTATAGTTGGAACAAAACCATTCTTAGGTATACCTTTACCAACAACTGATATAGAGTTTGGTGGTTTGATCTTATACTGACTGATTGCTTTAGCTGCTGCTTCAAGTCCTTTTGGTTTAGCACCAAGACCTGTCTCAAATACTGATGCACCGATAGAACATGATAACTGACCATCGCAGAATAAATCTAAGAAATCACCGACCTTGTTTGTTAAGTTTTGGATCTTGTCTGCAGATCCTTTGATTGCACCCGTTACACCTTTCAATACATCTAATGCACCCGTAATATTATCCATCAATTTTTTCATGATATCACCGAGCATGTTCTGCACAAGACATAGTGCAGTGTCTAATACATTCTCTACTAGATCTTTCAACATACCTTTGATGAAATCACCAAGTTCACCTATTGCTTGCTTGAACAAACATGATACAAGATCACCAACATCCTTGAGTTGTTTTCTAACTGCAGTATCTAACTCTGGATCTGGAATACTTAGGTCAGCGAGTCCTTCTTTTACAAGTTTGTTGGTCTCCTCCATGACCACGCCCTTGATGTTAGCAGTCAGTCCTGTAAGTTTCTTCTGTATACGTTGTGATACTATGTTTATCTCATAGTCAAGATCTACAACAGCACCAGTTGTCTTATTGATGAATTGATCTATCTCATTCTTTTCTATACCACGAGCAAACTTCATGAACTCTGCCATAGGTGCTTCTAACTTTGCAGCAGTCTCGCTGCCACACTTACCGTTACCTACATGGACAGTTACTTGTTGTTTCTCTGTTGCTGTCTTCTGTTTCTCACTCTCAGTCTTTGCAGGTCCTCTCTCGTTCTTATCAGAATTCTCTCCCTCTTCATCTTTGTGTCCATCATTATTCTTTGGTGCTTCGTCTACACCAGTTTCTTCATTAGTTTCAACTGTGCTTCCTGTATTAGCAGGAGAACTACCTTGCTCTTTATGGTCAGGAAACTTATAGTTTGGACTTACTAATTGCTCAAATCCCTGCTCTTTACCACCTTTTACACCGTAACTAGATTTAGGATTCTCATCACCAATAGTTCCCATAACAACAGGAATCTGTGCAGACGCACCATCCATAAAGAAACCAATAACCCAAGAGTTTACCTCTAGTTGATGGTTAGCACCAATACCAGATCTCTGTGCATATGTTGGTGGCATCAATACCTGTGCCCATGGTAGATCTGAGGTTGGTAACTCTTTTCTATTAGGGTTGTGATATCCTATGATTCTAACTTTTACTTTATTAGTCCAGTCCCAGTCAGAGAAATCAAATGTCCCGTTAACTGCATTCCAGAACCCGTAACCATCATTCTCTACCTGTCCAATCCACCAGTTGAACCCGTCCTTTCCTATAAAATTAGCTAATGATTCATTCATCATTTCTTTTCACCATCCGAGTCAGTGAATAATGTTAGTTTAGTAGTCATTTTATCCTCAGAACTCTTGAACGTTCTTTCTACCATACCAATAACATATCTACCAGAGTTTGCAAAATCCAGTTCCCTATCTGCTGATCCTTTATATATGTCCAGTTGGACAACCTCTCCTATCTCTAATGAATAGTCAGATACAAATTCTACAGTCACTTTTTTGCTGTAAAATAATTTTTCCCGTAAAGAGGATTGTGAAAGTTGTTTTGTATATCCCTGTGTGTATGTTCCACGAGTGAATAGTGCAGAGTCGGATACCTTTGACATGATTCTGGTGAATGTTCTCTTATTATCAAATCCCTTATAAAATTCTGGAGGTCTCCCAGAGTTCATGGTTTTAACTTCGTCATAATATTTATTGATGCTGAAAGGATAATCCTGATACTTCATGTCCTTCAGATCTATTGTCATCACATTACTAGAGTATGATCCTAGATTCAATCCTTTCAATAAATCTACAGATGATTCTATTGTCAACTTATCAACTCCAACGATGTTCTTATCCTCGTCATCTTCTAACTCTTCTTTCTCATGACCAATGACCATTCTACATACAGGTTTCTTCTCTGCAAATGAGTCATAAGATTTAAAATGATATCCAGATCTTGTCTCATAGAATGCATATCCTGCACTAGCTGCCTTACCAGAACCTGATGTCTCTGGTATTGCTTTCGCTGCCAACCATCTTATAGCAGTAAATGGATTCCAGTATGGTGATACGAATGAAAAGTTATTGACAGTTGCTTCAAAATCTGTCAATCTATTCTCATCAACTCCCATCAAATCTTGTAGTATTTCTTTCTTTACTATATCATCTATCTTCTTTCCTCTGCCCTTACCAAATCTTCTTGATATCTTATTAGCAGCGTTGTTTAAGAAATCAACCTTACATAACATCAATACAGCAGATGATTTACCTTGAATGTTTCTCCTGTCTTGTATATCATAGATAACAAATTCTCCACCAATCTCAGTCGTTCCTGTGCTATCACCTATCTGTATGAATACATTTTCCATTCCTGTTAACTGTGACAAGAAACCTGTCTGACTGTCTGTAATCTGAACTTCCATTCTCATTGTAGCAGATCTTATGTCCTCTGTGTATTGCACATACAATACCTGATTAGGACCTATAGGAGGAAAGTCCGCAATCTGAAAGCGTATGAGTTGAAAATTTGACTGTGCGTTAACTGACATTAGAATTGCGACGTTACGTTATATAGATCAAAGTATGGTGATTCATTGATCTCAGGTTGTGCAAGTTCACCACCCTCTTGTTGATATGGAGGTGCACTTCCTTCCTCTCCACCCATAGCACCACCAGTTCCTGCAGCAGTAGCGATTTGCTTCTCAGTTTTAGCATCTGCACTTGCTCTATTTTCTTTGATGGTCTTATCTGTAAGTTCTGTCAAGTTAGTTACTTGATCACCCTTCGGTGCAAATAAGTTTTTAGCACCACCAAATGCTTTCATGCCAAGTTTTAAACCCATACCCATGGGTGTCATACCAAATGCTTTGCCAGCTAAACCTTTCAAACCTTTACCTAAACCAGATCCTGCTGCTTTACCCGCTAATCCTTTTGCACCTTGGAATATCTTGTTACCCGCATTGAATGCCATACCCATTGGCGTCATGCCAAATAATTTTTTAGCAAGACCACCCTTACGTTTCTTGATAGGTTGCATTGCTCTACCACTACCATCACCAAGACCTATACCATCAGCAGTTCCTGTGTATGGTGCTCTCTTACCATGAGAAGGATCACCAGCTCCTGCTAATAGTTTTTGCTGTGGACTGGATCCACTAATTTGTGCTTGATCACCACCACCCTCAGCAGAACCACTAGCTTTGCCCATTATTGCACTGAGACCTTTCTTTAGAAGAACAGTCCATAGTGGAGGTCCTTCTTTCTTCTTCTTCTTATCGTTATCCTCTTCATCATTAGCAACTTCTTGACTAGCAGCACCTAACTTGAATGCATTAGTAACCTTAGACATGTTTCTGTTTAAGATCTTAGATGCTTCCTTACTTGGTGCAGGGATTTTCTCTAGCAAGTCAATCAATGCCACAGCAGCAGACTTAGCGGGTAGTGCTAGTGCGTCACTAAATGCTTTCTTCATCTTAGGATCTAGTTCAAAATCCTTTTCTAATTTTTTGTCTATATTTTTCTTCGTTGTGCCTTCATCCATTCCACCGTCTTTCAGTTCAGTAACTGTTCCTGCTTTCGGTTGATTATGTGCATCATCAATCTGCTGCTGTATCATTTTCTTTCTGAATACAGGATCTTTTCTCGCTCTCTCTGCCCTTGACATCTTAGAATAGTCAGGAGGTGCAGCAGCACTAAGTAATGGTTGTGTTTTTGGTGCGGGTAATAAGTTTTGTTTTGGTGCTGCGGGTGAAGATACTGGTGTAGCAGATACATCTATAGTCTGTTGCGACGCAGGAATATCCATCGCCTTCTGCATGTGCGATTTGCTCAGGACTAAACCTGATCCTACTGATGACATTGCGGGAGGTAATGCTTTCATTATCTTACGTGTGCGAATGTGGTTCGTATGTCATAACCAGATGACTTACCATGAGGATCTATGATGGCAATCCTCTCTTTGATGAATGCCCTCTTTTCTTTTTTAGGCATACCATAAGGAACATTGACAACCATTCTCTTAGGAACAGGAATGACCACTGGTTTAGCGACGTCTCCACCACCACCTTGTGTTCCTTGTGTGACAGGTTCTTCATTGAGAACATCTTTTGCTCCTGATGTAGGTGGTGCACTGACATTTCCACCACCACCTGTAGGTGCAGTGCCAGTTCCTGACGATGATTTTTTAGAATCTGCAGGATCAATGTTAGGTATCCACTTGTTTTTGCCAGGTTTCAACCATTTATCATTATCTTCGCTGTTTATTAAGTCAAAGTGAACAGGATCCTTCTCACCCTGCCATTGGAAACCATACTTCTTACCATTCTCTCTCATCCATTCGTTTGCTTTACTTCCTGCTGTGATGTCTATTGCCCAACCTTGTCCGTGTGGTGATGCTCCAACTGGTGCAGGATTGATAGCACGTTCATCGCCAGCTTCTGCAGCACTGATCAATGCTGCCTGTTGTTCTGGACTTCTGTATGATGATGTGACACTTGCGGGTAGGTTGATACCATCTTTTGCTGCAGCGTTCACTGCTTTCTTCCATGCTTTTTCAGTGGATGGGTTCAATACAATTGTCTTACCATACATGTCTCGTGATGGATCAGGAGCTTGTAATCCTTGTTGCTGCTCCTCCGCTTGTTTCTGACCTGGCAACACACCCATATCTTTTGCTGCAAGTGTAGCATCAAGTCCTATGGATACAGCAGTTCCAATGCCAGGTATTGTAGAAGCGATACCAGATGCTGCTTCGAGCATAGCACCCTTGAAGTCGCCCTTCATCAATCGTTGTCCTGCAAATAATAATCCTGCACCCATACCTACAAAAGGTATCTTCTTCAATAATCCTTTACCTAGTGCCTTTGCACCTACCTTTGCTATTGCTTTACCACCTACCTTTGCAGCAATTTTCTTAGCACCTTTCTTTAGTAATGCCTTTCCTGCCTTACTACCAACATTTGCTAGGGTCTTGCCACCCTTCATTAATTTTCCTGCAGACTTACCAACTTTACCTAGACCTTTGCCTAGTTTACCCATCTTACCTAGAGCTTTGCCCGCAGTTTTACCTTTCTTACTTAAAAATACTTTTGCCTTTCTACCAAGTCTAGACTTACGAAAGTTTTTAAATTTATTAAAAGTTTTTCCTAGACTCTGTAGGATATTTCCACCACTACTCTTCTTATCACCACTCTTCTTACCTTGCTCTGGTGCTTTCATAGAAGGTTGTGCAGATGCAGCAACACCAGTGCTAAAGTTCTCTAATTTTTGTTTTAATCCTATCTTAAATGCAGGTTTTGGTGTATCAGATATACCAAATATACTTTTTAATCTATTAGCTTCTGATAATACACTTGCCCTTGCAGGAGATGCGGGTAGTGTCTGTAAGAAACCTTGCGATGAACTTATGAGTAACGATGCACCTTCTTTATATACTGCCTCAATTGATTTACTAAACTTTGATAGTGGGATGATTGCTTCTGGTTCACCACCCTCACCAATCTCTGCTACTGTGCGTCTTTTTGTAATAGCACCTTCCTTGAGACTTACCGATGGTTTCTTCTCATAAGGTAAGTTTCTTTGTTGTGCTACAGTCTTTATTGTTTCTAATACTACTTCTTCATATCTCTGATCTTCTTCTTTAGGAGGTCTTTCTATTACATTTGCCTGACCATATGACGTATCTACTTCTGATATAGGAATAGGTGCTATAGCAGGAACAACTCTTGCTCCTTGATTATTTGCAATGGCACCCGCAGCTCCAACAGCAAGTGACTTTGCTGCCTTCTTAAAAAAATTAATAACTGCTTTGCCTTTCATTAGCGTCGGTTTTCTTCAGCGATACGGTCTCGTTCTTTTTGCAAGTGAGATGCTAACATATTCACATATACCTCGCGTTCCCAAGGCATCATATTCTCAATATCTGTCAAACTATATTTATGGTGTTGGACAAGGGAAAAGTTAGTTTGATAAAAGGTCATGATGCCCTCATGAAAGAGGGCTATACGAAAAAATCAGATAAACCTTCTAATACAACCTCGTTTGATACCTTAGTCTTAGGGTTTTTAACCTTCAATACATGCCTGAGTGATGGCATAGTCTCAAAAAATTCTTGAATAGAATCGAATTGTGCACTTGTAAGTGACTCTACCCACCCTTTAGATTCCTCTAAAGTAAATGAACTATAATCCTGTTCACCCACATAAACTCTCTTGATGCATTTTGCCATCAATTCGTATGGATCTGGTTCATCTTTAGTAAAGTTAACCTGAGTAAAGTAATCAAGGTTTGGATACTTCATCTCAACGGTTATATCATCAGATAACTTGATAACGTTAGTATGACCTTTGGGAAAGTTTACTTTGACATCATTGACCATAAACTTGACGTCAACTTCAGTCTCACCGTCATCTGCACATGTAACTTTCATCTCAATCTCTTCACTGATTGATCTAGCACGTATCTGTAGAAACAAATACTCTATATCAAACAAAGATAACTCACTTAGTTTTACCTTTGTTATTAGACAATTATCTATTGTTTTAGTTATAGCGTCTAATATCTGCTGTTGGTCATCATTCTCTAGTGCCAGTATTAATAACTTCTGCTCTTTTACAAGGAACGGTCTATACTTTACTCTCTTCTTGGTAGAAGGCACAGTCAACGTATAGATTGGCGTTGCAATATCAGGTAATGGCATAATTTATAAAATCAGTATAGTATATAGGGGGTCAATCAAGGATCAAATGACTGTATTCGTAGTAGAATCCAACAGTTACCTTAACGAGTTGTGCTGCCTGTGATGAGTATGGTATTGATGCTACAGTGTATGGATAGGCGTTGACCAATCTTACATTCCACGGGTTAGCATAAGTATCTTTTTTTGAGTTACCGTTCTCATCTTTTGTGCCAGCTATAGTTCCATCATATTTCTCCAGTTTAGATATGAACATGTCACATGCGTAGTCTTCATAGTAATTAAATGCTGATGCTCTTCTATATGACTGATCTCCATAGAAATTGACAGGATCAGGTGCGACAGTGTTTGATGTAAAATCTTGCCATGCTCTAAAAAATCTGAGTGGCATTGATGTTCCATCTAAAAAGAAACTGACATCTAATTCATTGTATACTTTATTAGTTGCTATCTTTTGTGTAATACCTTTGTGCACTGACTTAACATCAAATGCTGAGTATGTCACACCTGGCAACTGTATTTCATTGCATAACAACTGTAGGTTCAACCCATCACCGTTGTCAGTTAGTTGTAAAAAGTCTTCACCTAATTGATTTTCAAAAAATTTTCCTAGTTTATCTTTCTTATTAAATGAGAATTGGTATAGGTTAGACGCAGAGATTCCACCAGACTTTCCAATAGCCTGCATAAAATTCTGTAGTCCTCTTGCGGTTGCCATAAATAACCTTATGGTTTGATATATGTATTTATAGTGACTTACAAGGGTAAATACCGAGTAAAAAATTACAAGAAGTATAAAGGCGATCCTACGGGTGTAGTATATCGCTCCTTGTGGGAACGAAAGTTTATGAAATACTGTGATAGCAGTCCTAATGTAATAGAATGGTGGTCAGAAGAACTTGCTATACCATACAAAGATCCCGTTACAAAGAAGTGGCGTCGTTACTTTCCAGATTTCTGGATGAGAGTTAGAGAGAAAGACGGGACTATAAAAGCATATCTTATTGAGGTTAAACCTAAAAGACAGGTCGAAGGTCCTAAACCTCAGAAGAGAAAAACAAAGGCATACATCACAGAAGTAATGACCTTTGCCACCAACAAAGCAAAATGGGAGGCAGCAAATGACTACTGCAGGGACAGGCTTTGGGAATTCAAACTCGTTACCGAACGAGAGCTCAAGGTTTGACACATTGATTGAGCAAGTAAAAGGTAAAAAGATATCTAAATCAAAATTAAGAGAGGAAGTATTCAATATACTACTAGATGATGCGACTGAGCAACCTCAAGCAGACAAATACTATACATTTGAGTATGATCCCAAATACAAAGATCAAATGAAAGTGTGGGATGAGTATCCAATTGTCTACGCCATGGAGTTTAAGAAGAACAATTTGCTTGGTGCGAACATACATCACATCAAGGGAACAAACTCCAGATTAAAGGCACTAAATAATAAAAGGTTTCCTAAATCTACATTACGTTACTATATACCTAGAAGAGCAGACCGCATCTTTTTCGAGATATCAGAGAGTGAAGTGCAACTACTGAGCACACTACCCATAGAAAAATTTCATTACAATAGATAATGACTAGTCAAAAAGTAATTGAATACCCCACAGGTTTATCTGGCATACCTTATGCCTCTTTCCTAGAGATAGAGAGGTATAGTTATGATGAAGCTATGCAGACTGTTGCAAAAGAACAGAACGATGCATTTGGTTCATACAATAGAAGTAAGATTGCTCCTGCTGTAAGAGGTGTTTCAGAGTTAGCAAATAATGCTTATGGTTCTGGTGACTGGAATGCAAGAAATAACAGTAAAGAGATTGGAACTGGGAAGTTTGCATCAGCAGATGCAGATGAGCAAGGGGTATTAGGAATTGGAAAAAAATATTATACATTGGATGGAGATCCAAACCAAAAAGTTAAATTACCGAATGGTGAGATAACAACTTTGGGTGCATTACAGAAACAGAAGAACGAGAAAACAAAGAGAAAGTTAGAAAAAGGTTTACTGTCATCTTTCTGTCATCTACCATTACCAAATGAGTTTCAATATAAGTATGGTGCAGACTGGAGTAACGAATTTAAGTTAGGAACTTTAGCATTAGCAGCAGACAACATCGGTAGATTTGCAGCAGTTGCAGGAACTGGTGCAGTTGTAGGTGGTGCAGGAGCATATGCCTTAGACAAACTTACATCAGCAACATCTCTAACTGACGTAGCAGGAAAAGTTGGTGGAGTAAATATTGACAAGATAGTTGGTGGTGCAGCGAAAGGTGCAGGGACAGCGATAAATCCTTTTGGAGTTAACAGTCAAATAAATCCTAAGAATATTGCAGGATTAGCAGGACTAGCACCAAACGAAAACTCAATACAATTCTTTGAAAGAATGCAAGGTAGAGAGTTTAGTTTTAGATTTGAATTAGCAGCAAGAAATAAGAAGGAGAGTTCAAAAGTAGAAGCTATAATTGAGTGGTTCAAACGTGGTATGCATCCTAACGCAAAGAATGGTAAAGGTAGTGCAGTTCTATTGACATTCCCAGACGTATTCTTACTGACTCCTAAGTTTGTAAAATGCGATGAGCAAGGAACTCCAATACCTAATGGAATTATCCAACATCCTATGATGCCTAAGACAAAACTATGTGCATTGACAGGACTAACTATAAACACTACACCATTTGGTCAGTTACAAACAGTGTTTGATGGAACTATTCCTATGGTTACTATGGAATTGATGTTCAAAGAAACAACAAAACTTACACGTGTGGATATGGAAGGTTCTGCATATACAGACAGAGTGGGAGTATTTGGTAAAGGTGTTATCTCTGGCACAGAAGGAACATTCATCAGAGATACAGATGATGTCGGCAACCCTAACGTTACATTCTAAACATGTTAAAAAAATTACCATCATTAGCATATAACTTCTCAACGAATCCACTTGATGCGGATTATCTAATCGTCAAAAATATATGGAGACGAGGTGAGGTTCTAAGTGCATTTAAAAATCAAACAACATTGTTTACTGAGGTCAATGTAAAAGATGGAGAGAAACCAGAAGATGTTGCAACTAGAATGTATAGAAATCCATTTTACAACTGGACTATACTTATTATTAATGACATCACTGATGTGTATAGTCAATGGCCACGATCACAATTTCAGTTAGAAGAGTTTATCAATAACAAATACGATAATGCACAAGCAACTAAGCATCATGTAACAACAGAAGTTAGAGATGCTAATAATAATATTATTGTTCCTGCGGGTAAAGTTGTAGCATCTAACTATCAAGTGTCATACTACAATGGTAACAACACCGTAACAGCTACACCTGTTGTGTCAATCAGCAATGCACAATATGAATCAGAACTAAATTCTAAGAAACAAAATATACAAGTTGTAAAACCAGAACTAATAGAAGATTTTGTAGACGTATATGCAGATATACTAGCGAAGGGAAATATATCAGTGGTTGGTATATCAGCGTCAGATATAAACATGTAATAAAAAAAGCACCCCGAAGGGTGCTTGATCCATCTCGAACTTGGATAAGACTATTTAGTCATCCTGTGCGAGTTGAGCGAAATATGATAATGTATCATCTTCAGTGCTCTCGACTGACGAAGGTGTTCCGATTCCAACAGCACTAGGTGTTGGTGTTGACTCTACCTCTTCGTATGCTGTCTCAGCATCAACTGGTTTGTTGAAGTTGCCTTTCAATGTAGACTCAAGACGTTGCTTAAGTTCATCATAAGTTTTGAACTGATCGTCAGCAGTAAATGCTGCAAGACTATGCTCTTGCTTCCAGATTGACTCCAACTCTTTGTCGTTTAAATCGCCTAGTGTGGCGGGTTCAGCGAACTCAGACTTGTCGTAGTTCCAGAATCCTGCAACTCGTGTGATCTTCAATTTGAAGTCAGCACCTTTCCAGAAATCAAATGGATTTACTGGTGTCTCATCATCAAATGCGGGTTGCATTGATTCCATGATCTTATCAAAGATTTTCTTACCAAACCTGTATAAGAATACCTTACCTTCATTAGAAGGATTTGCACTATCTTTTACAACGTAGATGTTGCTGTAATAGTTTAACTTACGCTTTTGCTTTCGTGCTTGATCTCTTTGTGGAGATCCCTCTGCTCCTGCGTTCCATAGTTCTCTGTTGAGGTCAGAGACTGGATCTTTCTTGCCTAAAGTTGTTAAGGAGTTTTCAATATACCAACCACCAGGTCCTTGGAAGGCATGACTCCAAACTTGTGCCCATGGTAGGTCTTCACCATTGGGTGCAGGAAGGAATCTGATTACAGCGTAACCGTTTCCTGCTTTATCGACCTCTGGTTTCCAGAGACGCTCATCAGGACCTGCTTTGGTCTCTGACTTATTGAGTGATTCTGCTTTAGAAAGTAAGTCCTGATATGTGGACTTCTTAAGTGAAGCAAATGACATACTCGTATTCCTCGTATTTTTGTATTGTGTGTATTACTGCCGAAGCAGCGTTACTATTTATTGTAGCAGAAAAGAAACTCGTTGACAAGCTCCTCTGCCTTCTCCTCTCCAAATATACCCTTCAAATACCCTCCAACAGGGTCTAGACGTTTCATATACACATCAAAGTCAGCATATACTGATGTATCTACACCATCAGGTTCTACTGCGTTTACCATCTTTCTATATGCGTCAAGATATTGTGCAAACTCTCCTACGTATTGATCTACCTCATCCATCTTACACTTACGCACGAAAATATTCTCTGAGAAATGATTGCCTTTCTCAAAGAATCTGTAGTCCTCTGTTGCTACTGGTAAATTAGGATGTGAGAACATATAGTTCTCTGTGGGATGTTGGAAGTCAAATACTATTATGACCCGATTCTCATTAAATCCCATAAGATCCATACCAAAACAGGGAAGAT